CAGAAGAAATAGATAAAAGATTTAATGTTAAAGTAGATGGTATAGATTATGATTCTAAATTTATATTTAAAGAAGTAGGATATAATTTTTTACCTTCAGAAATATCAGCTGCTTTTGGTTTAGAGCAACTTAAAAAATTAGAAAAGTTTACAAAAACAAGACAGAAAAACTTTGAGTCTTTAGAAGACTTCTTTAGACCTTATGTTGATTATGCTTGGTTTGACGGAGTTGGTTGTAAACAAAATGCAGATACACCAATGTTATCTTATCCACTAGTTTTAGGTGGCAAAGCACCTTTTACTAGAAAACAATTACAAACACATTTTGAAAAAAACGGAATTCAAGCTAGAACTATTTTTACGGGTAACATAACAAGGCAACCTGTTATGAAAGGAAAAAAATTTAAAGGTTCTGGACACTATCCTGAAGCAGATCATGTAATGCAAAATGGTATGCTACTAGGTTCTCATCAAGGTATGACAAAAGAAGAAATTAATTATATTAAAAAAGTATTCACTAATTTTGCAAAGAAGTATAAATAAAATGGATATAAATTCTTTTGATCAAATTAAATCTCTAATAGCTAGAAGAAAAGAACGTCTCATTCAAACTATTACCTACTCTGTTGACACTGTAGATCAACTAATGTACATTAGAGGACAAATCAAGTCGCTAGACGATTTGCAACAAGACATTAAAGACTTGTTAGAAAAACAGGAGCAGAGATATGACAGAGTCCACGGAGACACCGAAGGAGACTAAGAGCATTGAAGACGCTTACAAAAATGAAGAAGAAGTTTCAAAGGTCTTAGACGAAAAAACAATCGATAAATCACTACTAGACAGACTACCTACACCTACAGGGTATAGAATTTTAGTTCTACCTTGGTCAGGTCCAAAGAAAACAAAAGGTGGAATCATCTTAAGTGACAAAACTCACGAGACTATCCAAATGACAACCGTTTGTGGCCTTGTACTAAAAATGGGAAACCTTTGTTATAGAGACAAAGAAAGATTTCCATTTGGTAAATGGTGCACTGAACGAGACTGGGTCATATTCGGCAGATATGCTGGCTCTAGATTCAAAATAGAGGGAGGAGAAGTGAGAATACTAAACGATGATGAAATCATTGCCACTATTTCAAATCCTGCCGATATTTTGCACCATTACTAGAAGGAGGAAGCAATGGCAGAAGAAACAGTTACATCTCGTGATGAGGTGGAATTAGATACTGACGGTGTCAATGAAGAAACCGTAAGTGTTGAACAAGAAAAAGAAACAGAGAATAATTCTCAAACTTTCAAAACTGAACAACAGGAAGTTGATTTGGGATATTCTGACGTTTCTAAAAAATCTTCTAATGAAGCAAAATCAGAAGAAGATAAACCTTCAATTGAAATTGAGGAAGAATCAGTTGAAGAAACAAAACCTAAAGATAATTTAAAAAAAAGACAATCTGACTATCAAAAAAGAATAGACAGTTTACATTTTCAAATTAAAGAAGCTGAAAGAAGAGAAAAAGCTGCTTTAGCTTATGCCAAAGGACTTAAGAAAAAGTATGATGGCTTTGAGAAAAAGTTTGAAGAGTCTGATACAAACTATCTGAAGGAATACGGAGCAAGGATAGACTCTGATAAGGAAAAAGCAAAAAGATTCCTTAAAGATGCTATAGAAGCTCAAGATGCAGACAAGATAGCTGAGGCAAATGAGCAATTAACTAAGTTAGCCGTTGAAAGAGAAAAAGTGGCTATTAGCTTAAATGCAAAGGAGCAAGCAGCTAAAGAAAAACAAGAAAACCCATCAAATACTGATGAAATACCAATGCAAGCACCAATTAGTGCAAGAACACAAAAATGGGCTGAAGACAACGCTTGGTTTGGAAGTGATAGAGTTATGACAAATGCTGCCATGTCTATACACGAAGAACTACAGGGTAGTGGTATTGAAACAGAGAGTGATGAGTATTATAATCAAATAAACAAACGTATGAAGGAGTATTTCCCTCACAAGTTTGCCCAGGATTCGACTGATAAAGAAACCGTTGTAACAAAGCAACCCGTCCAAAACGTTGCAGGGGTAAGTCGAAGACAAGGAGGACGCAAGTCTGTGAAACTCACCAAGTCACAGGTAGTAATCGCTAAGAGATTAGGGGTGCCACTAGAGGAATACGCTAGATACGTGAAGGGAGGAACAAATGAATAAACATTTAAACGCTTCACGGGAGTCCGAGTCAAGGAAAAAACTTGAACGAAAAAAGGATTGGACTCCATCATCCAGTTTGGATGCACCACCTGCACCACACGGGTACGCCCATAGATGGATTCGTACATCCGTGCAAGGTTTCGAAGATACATCTAATGTATCTAGAAAACTAAGGGAAGGTTGGGAATTTGTAAGAGCTGATACACTTTTAAGTGAACTTGGTTCAAACGAATATCCAGTCATTACCGAAGGAAAACATCAGGGGTTAATCGGAATTGGAGGCCTTGTGTTGGCAAGGATACCTTTGGAGATATTGAAGTCACGTGCTGAGTATTTTAGAAGAATGACTCAAGATAGAATGAACGCGATTGACAGAGATCTTATGAAGGAACAACATCCAGACATGCCTATCAATATTGAGAGGCAGTCTAAAGTGACCTTTGGTGGTGGTCGCAAAAAATAATATTTTTGCAATTACTACATGGTCTTATAACAACTGTTAAAAGGAGAACATAAATAAATGGCAAACGTAAGTGAAAAGTTTGGTCTAAGACCATACAGAAAACTAGACGGTACACCATTGGTTGGAGCTCAAAACAGATACACTATCAAAGCTGGCTATGCTACAGCAATTTATCAAGGAGATTTGGTAATCCCAACTTCTACTGGTAACATTGAAAAGCATACTGCTGGAAATGGTGCGGCTGTTGTGGGTGTTTTTAACGGAGTGTTTTATAATGATCCAACTACACAGAAACCGACATACAAAAACTACTACCCTGGTGGCGTAACACCAACTCAAGGCGATGTAACTGCCTTTGTTGTTGACGACCCAGATGCAGTATTTTTGGCTGATGCGGACACTGTGTTTACAAGAGCGATGCTTTATAAAAATTACTCTGTTACAAATACAACAGGTGTAACGCAAACAGGTATTTCGAAAGCACAACTAGATGTTGGAGCTTCTGGTACTGCAACTACATTCGTGATTCAAGCGATTGATATTTCGCAAGACCCAGATAACTCTGATACTTCAAGTGCAAATGCGAACATACTTGTCAGAATCAACAATCACTTCTACAGAAGTGGTACAGGCTTAGCATAAGGAGAATAGACTATGGCAATATCACGATCACAACTAGTTAAAGAACTAGAGCCAGGTTTGAATGCTTTATTCGGCCTGGAATATAGTAGATATGAAAATCAGCATGCTGAAATTTATACTACTGAAACATCTGACAGAGCTTTCGAAGAGGAAGTAATGTTAAGCGGTTTTGCTTCTGCACCAGTTAAACAAGAAGGTGCTGGAGTAGTGTTTGATCAAGCAGGTGAAACTTTCACAGCTAGATACAACCACGAAACAATCGCGTTAGCATTCTCAATCACTGAGGAAGCAATCGAAGACAACCTATACGATAGACTTGCTGCTAGATACACTAGAGCACTAGCAAGATCTATGGCAAACACGAAGCAAGTTAAAGCTGCGAACGTTTTAAATAACGCTCAAGTAACAACTGCTACAGGTGGAGACGGTGAATCTTTAATCGGAAACGCTCACCCACTTGCAACAGGTGGAACGTTCTCAAACGTTCTAGCTACTGCTGCAGACCTTAACGAAACTTCGTTAGAACAATCATTGATCGACATCGCAGGATTCGTTGATGAAAGAGGTTTAAAAATCGCTGCTCAAGGCGTTAAAATGATAATTCCAAAAGAATTACAATTTACAGCTGAGAGATTGATGAAAACACCTCAAAGAGTTGGCACTGCTGACAATGACATCAATGCTATTGTTTCTATGGGAATGCTTCCACAAGGATACAGAGTTAACAACTTCTTATCTGACACGGACTCATTCTTTATCTTGACTGACATTCCTAATGGACTAAAAATGTTCGTTAGATCACCAATCAAGACAGCAATGGAAGGTGACTTCGATACTGGTAACGTTAGATTTAAAGCTAGAGAAAGATACAGCTTCGGTTGGTCTGACCCTAGATGTATATTTGGTAACGGTAACTTACCAACTTCATAATACTAACTTATAAGTATTAAATTTAAGGGCGGTCTTTATGGCCGCCCTTTTTTTATGTATAATCTAAATACCTAGAAAACAATTTTGCAAACTGACTAGGCAGACGGTATAGAGATTGCAAAATATAACCGCTATACAGGAGAAAATATGGCATCAACAACTTTTAAAGGTCCAGTAACATCCATTAATGGATTTATAGGTGGACCAAATCCAAACGCATCTGACACACAACAAGGTGGAACAACTGCTTGGAGTTACTCAACAGCACAAACGGTGCAAAACGCAACTACAGGTGAAACTTTAGATGCAGTAGGAAATACGGCTGTAATGATTTATGTATCTAATGGTATCGCAGGATCACCAGGATATGCATTTTCAAATGGAACTACTTGGAAGCGAATGAACGCTCCAACTACTGACATTGCTACATCGTAATAATTAATTAGTGGCTCCTTCGGGAGCCACGAACTAAGGAGAATACAAATGGGCTTTAAAGCTGACATACAAGCAACAAGAGCAACACAAGCATCTACAAATGCTGTAGTTGCACAACCTATTAGACTTAAGGGTATTATTGCTGCTAATGCTAGTGCAAGTTCAGGTCTTGTAGTTATGACTACAACTTCTAAAACAGGTGCAAATTTACTTACCGTAGATGTTCCTGCAGGAGATGTAGTTAACTTTTCACTACCTGAAGATGGAATCTTATTCCCACAAGGAATATTTATTTCTACTATGACTAACGTTGCAGCTGTAACTGTACTTACAGATAAATACAGTGGACCTGAATTAGTAGGACAGAATGGATAATACTCATGAACGAGTATTATGCTGACATA